GAAGGACGCAGCCTAGATGCATTCCTTAAACAGGCTGCAATATGGGCATCAGTGTTTGGACATACCTTTATCTTAATGAGCAAGGCCAACGCAGAGGTCAGCACAGCGGCACAGCAAAGAGACTTGGGCATTAGACCCTATCTAAACCTAATTACGCCTTTGGTAGCTTCAGACTGGCGTTGGTCAAGACAGCCAAATGGTTCCTATGAAATGGTCTATTTCAAATATGTTGAAGAAGTCATTGATAAAATTACCACTGTCAAAGAGTGGACCAAGGACACCATAAGGACCACAATCCTAGATGAAAATGTCAAACAGATCCGTAGCTCTCAAGAAGAAGAGAATCAACTTGGTCGTATCCCTGTTATCATGCTATATAATCAACGCAGTATTGTTCGTGATTTGGGCCTTAGTGATCTACAAGACATAAGTGATATTCAGCGTCAAATCTACAACTTGACCTCAGAGGCGGAACAATCAATTCGTCTAGAGGGACATCCAACCTTGGTCTGTGAAGCCACAGCACAACTAGGATCAGGTGCTGGTGCCATTATACAAATTCAAAGTGGCGCAGATCCTGGGCTCAACCCATATTTTCTTAACACTGATCGTGGCACTATTGACAGCATCTACAAGAGCATAGATAAATTGGTTGAAGCCATTGATCGTATATCATTCACAGGGGGTGTTCGTGCTACAAGAACACAGAGTCAAAGTGCCGTAAGCCTTGAAGTAGAGTTTGCCTTGCTTAATGCCAAATTGGCAGAAAAAGGCGACCAACTTGAATTATGTGAAGAACAGATATGGCGCATATTTTGCCTATATCAAAACCTCACCTGGGATGGAGAAATTGAATATCCTAACAATTTCAATATTCGTGATGAATATCGTGAAATGACTCAACTACAAACTGCTAAATCTGCTGCTACAGATCCTATAGTGTTAAAAATTATAGATGGTAAAATTCTAGAACTATTGGGAGAAGAAGAAGAACTGCTGAGCTATAATGATATCAACCCCATACCTAACAGAACCTACCCTGATGGAGAGGCTATACCTCAAAGCCTACCACCAAGTTATAGATTGGCTGGCACAGAATCTGCACCACCTCAACAGAATTGCAGTAATTGTGGTTATTGGAATGGCCCAGAAGGTTATTGTAATAAGTTTGATGCAAATGTTCGTCCTGATTGGTTCTGTGTCAGTTGGGAAAAGAAACACGATGATTAAAGGAGCGTAATTATGGCACTCAAGAAGGGATATGGAGAAAAAACCATAGCACAAAATATTAAAACAGAATTGCGGGCAGGGCGCCCTCAGGCACAAGCGGTTGCCATAGCCCTATCAGTGGCTCGCAAGGCAGCACCAAAGAGTCAAAAATATCGTTTTACCAAGAAAGGATAACCTCATGCCAATGAAGCGAAAGAATAAAAAACCAGGCAAGAAATATTGATTATCAGCCCACTTCAACCAAGGGCTGTTAAATATTTGGTTAAAAGAAAAATACTCACAAAGGGGAGGCAACGCTACAATGAGCGACAACACATTGGCCAATGACGATACTGGATCGTCTGAAAAACTAAACCAGGCACAAGAAAAGTTCTACAGTCAAAAAGAATTTGATGACGCAATGGCCAAACTGAAACATTCAGTCTCAAGGAAATATGAGCGTCAATTGGAAGAACTTGGAGACATTGAAGAACTTAAAAGAATTAAGGCAGAAGCAGAACAGCGTAAAGTTGAAGACCAAAAGCGAAGAGGTCACTATGATCAAATTATTGCTGAACTGGCTGCTAAAAAAGACGAAGAAATTCGCAAGCGAGATGAAGTTATTCGTAACTACACAGTAGACATGCCCATAGTTGACTATGCAGCACAGTTTGGAGCAGTTAATCCCACTCAGGTGAGACAACTGTTGAGATCAAATGTTAGGCTCAACGATGGGGGTGAAGTTGAAGTAGTGGATGAAAAAGGCTCTGTTAGATATTCAGATCGTGGCAAACCCTTTGGAGTTCAGGATTTAGTAAAAGAGTTCCTTGATCAAAATCCACACTTTCGTTCAGCAACACCATCTACCACAACAGCCAAGAGTAATGTTAATCAAAGCCGCGAAAAGTTTGACATTTCTAAATTAGACATGAGTAGACCAGCAGACCGCAAGGCCTATGCTGAATACCGTCGTCAAATGGGAATGTAACCCAATTTTATAAAGGAAACTAACATGGCTGGTTCAACAACTGATACCCTAAATGACCTACTTCCCCAGATTGTAGCAGAAGCACAATTCCAAGCGGAAGAACGCAGTATCATGCGTGGTCTTGTAAAAAACTTTGTAATTCCACCTAATAGTGGTAAGAGTATTGTTGTTCCTGTTTGGGAAAAGCAGACTGCTGCTACCTGGACAGAAGGCAATGAAATTGGCAACACTGCTGTGAGCACCACAGGCACAACTCTAACAGTTACACCTATCGCTCTACGCACATTGGCCACTGACTTTGCTGTTAATAGTGCTGCTACTAATGTTGTAGCAGATCTAGGTAAGTTATTTGGTGAAGCAATTGCTCGTAAGATTGACACAGATCTAACTGCATTGTTTGCCAGTTTCACTACAAATGTAGTTGGTGCAAGCACATCTACAATCACAGCCGCTGATGTATTCAAGGCAGTGACACTCTTGCGTAACCAAGGCGTTGCTGGTGATCAAATTGCCTGCGTATTACACCCAAGTATTGCCTATGATCTCAAGGCTGCATTAACCACAAGTGGTAACACACCATACACAGCTGGTGCCTACTCAGAAGTCAGCAATGAGGCCATGCGTATGGGCTATGTGGGTATGTTAGCAGGAGTTCCTGTGTTTGAAACATCAAACATGGCCAACACTGGCACCACTGGTGACTATAAGGGCGGTGTATTCATGCGTGATGCTCTAGCATTAGCAGTAATGAAAGACATTGCTATTGAAACACAGCGCAGAGCCAGTTATGCTGGAACTGACATCGTAGCTACAGCCTATTATGCTGCTGGTGTTATCCAGGAAACATATGGCGTTCAAATGTTATTTGATAGCTCAATTCTGTAAGGACTGACAACATGGCCATACCCGCAAATTGGATCACAGTAGGAGGCACAGTAGTTTCTTTTGCTGAATATCAAGATTTTCTTGATACTGACAAGCGGGTCTTTGAAGCCAATGAGGGTCTAACAGAAACTTTAGTTGAGGACTTGGCAGAAAGAGCAACTAGTCGCATTTTGGCTCGTATAAGAACCACTGCATGGTGGTCAAACTTATTCAGTCATCTAGCTACAACAGGCCAACAGTCAGCAACACAGACTCTATCAACTCCCTATGTGCCTTTGCCTAGTGCGAATAATATTCAAGCTAGGCAAGCAGACTTCACAGACCTCTGCGTTTATTTGACATTATTTGAAAGAATCTATCCTTTGATAGCAGATTTTAATAATGCGGATTCTGCAGAAGTGCAGAAGATAGGAGTTTTTAGAACAAAATATAATGAATTATTCCAAGAACTCATTGATGATGGCAGTTGGTATGATTTCAGTGGTGATGGCACCATTACCAATCTTGAACGCATGCCTACTAGAACAAACATTGTGAGAATTAGATGAGAACTGAATTGATTCAGCGAATGACAGCTGTCTTAAACACCGCCACTGCCTTTACCAATCAAGGGTTTGGTGTTACAGCAAATCTACCGTGGGATCAAGGTGGTAATCCTCTATATTTGAAGAATATGAAAACCATATATTTTTCAGCAGATCGCACTGAACAGACAACACTAATTCCTGTGATTTATGGAAGTGATGTCTACAGAACAGATCTAATCTGTGATGCTTATCTGGCAGTTGATGCCAAAAGTCAACCTAGTCAGTTAGACAATCTTGTTCAAACAGTGTTAGCACTTAAATCACAAACAGGTATAAACAATTTTGGTGTAGAAAGTGATTATACCGTAGAGACTCAAGAGGATGTTGCAATTTACACCTTTGAGTTTAGAATGATCACCATAACAACATAAAGGAAACTAACGTCGAATATATTAATATAAGCGGTCAAAGTAGCCAGGCAACACTTCAAATCTCTACTTCCAGTATTGCTTCAACCACTACTGGTGTGATTGTTGCGGCGCTCCAGGACATAACAGTGGGGAATGCTGTGGGCATTTTTAACTGGACTCAACTTGACACATTCAGTCAGAAGGCGGTGCCAACACCTGCTTCTAACTCAGTCAGTGGCAATCTAGTTGTTGATGACACACAGTTCTTTGCCAGTGGAACAGGCTTATTTGACCTAAGCAACAACGCAACTCTTATCTACTTCCGTGTGTATTTCAACGGTCGTGGCTCAGGAGCCAAGTATGTAAGTGGCCAAGGATATTTGACCAATTTGGCCCCTTCAGTTTCGCCAACTGCGCCAATTTGGGTGACGCCGTTTACTATCAATGTAGATGGCAACCTAACCAGCAGTTCTGTGTAAGCAGACCTTGGGGGAGCGATGAAAAACGGGGGCTTTTAAGCCCCGTTTTCATTTAGAGCGTTAAATATTTCACGGGAGAAAGTTTAATGGATTTAGAGAAATACCGTATAGATCAACTCATGGCAAGTTTGGAACAAGAAGTTGCTAAGAGTCTGTCAGAAATTCGCTGTGCTCAAGGCGATCTTGAAAAAGCCAACAGCAGACTGAGATTTACCCTAGCGGTAATTCATGTATTAAAAAATAAAACAGATAAAAAGGACGAAAGATGAAATTAACTCAACTTACAGCCAAACCCAAACTGATCAAACTAGAGCTCAATGATGAAGAAGTCATCAAGGAGTATGGAGAAGCTATTGAATTTTGGATTTGGGATAGGCAACCAATGGACAAATATATCAAGATGGCCAATCTCAAAGAGGGAGATGTAGGCACCTTGATAGCAGCAGTAAGAGAACTAGTGCTTGATGAACAAGGGCGTTCAGTATTAACTGAAGAAGAGGTATTACCACCTAAGATATTAACCAAAGTAATCAGCAAAGTAGTTGATACTCTGGGAAACTAACAGGGGAATCCATAGATCCCCAGGGAAGAGAAGGTAATATCTGTGTTATGATTGATAGGCTTGGGCAACGCTATGGTCTGTTGCCCAGTGAGGTCATGTCAAGGGCCACAACCTTTGACATGGTTATAATGGACATAAGTTTAGGTATTGAAAATTATCATAGAGATAAAGACAAACCAGGATTTATTCCGCCAATAAGTGAAGAAGAATTACTGAAAATCAAGGAGCGAGTGGGTGATTAAAATACAATTAGTTAAAGATTTAATAACTCCAAATCTTAACAAGGCACAAAAAGAACTTGATCTTGTTCCCAAAGAAGCCTACAAAATCTTTCGTAGTCACACACCTATTCGCACTGGAAATGCCCGCAGTAAGACTCGTTTACAAGGTCAAACAATTGAAGCTAACTACCCATATGCTACGCAGTTAGATCAAGGTTCTAGTAGTCAAGCACCAGATGGCATGACCAAACCCACAGAATTCTACATCAAAAAGACCTTAGATCGTATTTTCAAGGGGCGATAAATGGCAGATACTACCTATAAAATTAACATAGAAACTCAACAGGCTACTCGTTCACTTGATGCTCTAAAGGCATCATTGGGTTCGTTGACTGGTGCTTTTGCTTCAGCATTTGCTGTGGATAAGGTTGTTCAAATTGCTGCCAAGTTTGAAAGCCTGCGTGTTAGTCTTGGTATTCTTTACAAGGACACAGCAGCAGGAGCACAGGCCTTTGAGCGTATAAAAACAGTTGCTGCCAACAGTGTATTTTCAGTTGATGATCTCAGTGCTGCCTTTATTAAATTAAAATCCGCTGGCATTGAACCAACTGATCGTCAACTACAATTATTTGCTGATGTCAGTTCAGTGGCAGCAGATTCAGTTGGTGCTCTACAGGCCATGACTGACCTATTTGCTAGAACCACTGCTGGTGGATTAGGACTTGAAGATCTAAACAGATTAGCAGATAGAGGAATTCCTGTTTTCAATATACTCAGTGAGAAGATGGGATTAAGTCGCTTAGAAGTTGCCAAGTTTGGTCAAAGTGCTCAAGGTGCTCAAAAGATTCTAGCAGTATTAACCACAGAATTAGAAAAGACCTTTGGGGGAGCTTCTGCTGCTCGTGCTAAGACTTTGGCACAGGCCATGGCACAGGTTGATGATGCTGTTAAAAATCTCATTGATAGAACAGCACAGGCAGGTCCAGGTAATGCTCTTACTGATCTACTACAAAAATTAGCAGATTTTATCAATGGTATTAACATCAATCAGATCAATATTCTAGTAGAAAATATAAAGAATTTGGTCATTGCCATTGGTAGTCTGATGTTGGTAAAAAGTGTTGGACCAGCCATAATAGAATTAGGCATGGCTATGACAAGAACTGGCCCTAGTGCCAAGGGAATGACAGATAGTCTAAGAGCCATGAGTCCAGCATTTGATGCTTTTATCAGCGGCACTAAAAATGTGGTAAGAGAATTAGAATATCTTCCTACAACCTTTAACAGAGCGCTTGGTGGTGGTCCAGCAGGTAGCCTTGATAAAGGGCTTAAAATGTTGGGCAATAGTTTCTTTTTTATTGCTGGTCAAATCACAAGGATGTTGCCCATGTTGGGTCAACTCTATATAGCCTTTGAAATATTAGACAGCGCTCTAACTTTAATAACAGGAAAAAATATCAAGGGTTGGTTTGATGAATTAGCCTACAGTTTAGAAAACTTAGTCACAGGTAATTTCCCCAAACTGGCAGAAATGCTAAACAAGTTAGGTGAAAAATTAGGCATGGCTCCACCACCAAGTGTAGTTCGTGAGAATGAAGCAGAAATAGAGCGTCTCAAGAAAAGAGCAGAAGCCAGCAAGAAACTCAACGAAGAACAAAAGAGATCACCTCTAGCTGAACAAAATTATGCCTTAGATCGCCTGCGTGTGACCTATGCCATGTTGGGCATTGAAGCTGCTCGCTACACAGAACAACTGCGTAATCGTCTAGGCTTTGAAGCTGGCGTCATTAGCATGGGTGAAGAACAGGCTGAAGTTGAAACCAAACTCAGAGAAGAAGCAGAACGCTATCAACGCCGCATTGAAGAACTACAAGACAAGCAGATTCAACTACGCACTGCTATGATTGGTGAAAAAGACACCAATAAACTACAAGAATATGGATTGGAAATTGAGTTGATCAATAAACTGATCAAGGACAGTTCAGATGCTCATCTGCGTAATCGTGAAGTTATTGAAAGGGGCGTTGCTGCCATACAGAGTGCTCGTTATGTAGAAGAGGCTAGAAAAGCCAATTTAGAAAACATAACAAAGGAAATGGAGCGTCAAGCTGAACTTCAGGGCAAACTGCGTGATATCATATTAGAATCAGGCGCCAAATTAGAAGAAGAAACATTCAAGCGTAATAAAAAATTTGGTTTAGCTGGACAGATTGAAGAAATTCAAAGAACAAACAGATTAGCAGCAGAAGAAGCAGCAAGAAGCTTTGCCAGCAATTTTGAAGTAGACGAAACTGGAAATATCAGAAACGCAGATCTGTTAGCGCAGGGATTAGATCGCATTGCTACAACCTATCTCTATATCAATCAACTACAAATTGAACAATTACAATATAGCAGGACTTGGGCAGCTGGTTGGGATGAAGCTTTTACCAGATTCAAGGACAATGCCTATAATGCTGCTGATGAAGCAAAAACATATTTTGAAACATTTACTCGTGGATTTGAATCAGCAATCACTCGTGCTGTTCAAACAGGCAAATTATCATTCAGGGACTTATTCAAATCCCTGGCAGCAGAAATCCTAAAAATACAAGCCAACAAGCTCATGGCTAATTTTCTAGGTGCCAGTGGAGTTGGTGGATTTTTTAGAAATCTATTTGGAGGTGGTTTTGGCACAGGTGCGAGCTATGGAAACATGGATTTTGGTGGATTCTTTGCCAATGGTGGAACACTTGGGGCTGGTAAATGGGGCATTGCTGGAGAAGCTGGTCCAGAACTCATAACAGGTCCTGCTAATATCACACCTATGCAAAATTCTCAACCAGTTACAGTAAATTATAACA